TGTTCCATTACAGTTCTGCCTTTCGTGCATCTTTTGCGGCAATGACTTTTGCCTTGGCTTGTGAGTCTGTACCGCAAGCGGCAATGGCGATGGCAAACTTTGCCTTGAGGTCTTCTAGGTTCTCGCAATCCTTAATGCTGGAAACGTATGCGCTAACGTCCACCGTTGGCGCTTTGCGTGAGGCAGCATTGCCGTCATCATCCTCTGGGGCAATACCACAAGCCGCCATCAAGGAGCCACGCCGAGCGTAGGTCAGGGCGCTCATGTAACCCTGTGGGTCTTGCTTGCTGGATGGAAACTGCAAAATGCCAGCCTCATAAATCTCACCGCTTTCGTGCATAAAGACAGTCTCAACCATAATGCCGTTTGGACATTCGTAGCACTTCTGAATCAGCGCAATGCCGTTGTCATTTAAGGCATCCATGACCGCTTCTACACAGGTCGCAAGGTCTGCGTAGCGCGACTTAAAGTGTGGGTTAGTGCTGTTCTTCAGTGCTGGGCTAAAAGCCTTTTGCGCCTTAACCAAGGCTGTTGCTAAGTTTTTCATTTCCACTCCTTGATTTCGTCAAAATGCTCTGAACCAAACACGGTTCGCTCAAACACAGGCATATCGCCCTCCTCCATCTTTTCCTCTAAGTCAATTACTGCGTCAATGTAGAACTCGCTCATTGGGTCAACCAAGGTCTTGAGCAACTTCTGACCATCTTCATTCAGTGAGTAAATTTTGCGTGTCATACATCCTCCCTTTTTGAATTTGACAACTGTTATTTCACCACAAAAAACTACCATCATATATTGGGACAAACCCTAATAGGGGCTTTTGCACCACTCATTAAATCTTGGATTTAAGACCAAACCCGAGAGCCAGTCGTGTTGCTTCATCCCATTTATCCAAGTCCTCTGACCATTGCATTTCGCGTGCTAATGCGAAGTACTCATCAAGGTCAAGGTTGGCGACAACGCGCTCTGTGCCATCAGCATCTATCGTTATGATTTCGCCAAACGTGTTATTTTTTTCCATTGCGGTTCTCCTTTTGTGTAGCCATGTGTTAACTATAACACAATTTAAACCACAAACAATAGGTGTTTTCCCTAATACCCAAAAGTATTTTTTTGTGTTCAACTGATTGAAGTTAAACAACAGGAGTGGGGATGGATACATTTAACGACTTCATGGCAGACCTAAACGCGCTAGTGCGGCAACTGCCTATGACCGACATAGAGGCTGTCTTGTGGCTCAACAGCTTGCAATTCAACTGCATGATGGCTGCCGAGCGCATCCAGCGCGAAGACCTAAACAAAGAGGCGTATGGTGGAACAGATTGATGGAATCAACAGAAAATAAACTTTTTTGGTGTGATATTGGTGCGGAAGCAGAAAAAAGATTTGCCGCCCCAATGTTGGGTGCTTGTTCTGTTTTTTTAAACCCTGCAAAAATCGAAAATAAATACACACACGATTTTTTTATCGTGATGCCATGTGATTTAAAGACAATTAGAACAAGGTTCAACACCTCAAGTAGATATGGTGTCAACTCAAAAACAGCATTTACGATAAACAAAAAAGACATTGAAAGATATTCCGAAAAATATCCAGACATCATCATTATTTTTGACATTGATTACGGCGATTTTCAGACAGTCAGATATGCCAGCCTTTCTGACTTAAAGAGAGCAATAAGTTCTGGTTACGCCAAGCTGCATGAGTATCAGAATCGCGTAGATGATGTTAGTGGAAATGCAAAATCGTCTTATGTAATGGACGCTTTATGGTTTAAAGAATTTGGAGGTAAAAAATGAACCCGTATGACCGACAAGTGGATGGCGACCACTACCAGAAACTAGCTATCCAGCCGATGCAGTATTCGATGCTAAACAACCTCGATGCGTGCCAGCACACGGTCATCAAATACGTCACCAGATTTAGGGACAAAGGTGGCATCAAAGACTTGGAGAAAGCCAAGCACTGCATTGATATGCTCATTGAGTACGAGTTAGCACAAGCTGAAAAGACTGAGCTATAATTGTTTGAACTTAGGCTAGGTCGAGAGTAGCTACTTGACCGAACGGGGTTTTACCCTCCTTTCCCCTGCCTAACGTTCTTTTTCTGAAGGAGGATGACAAAGGAATAGGGATGCACTATTACAAGTTCAATATTGCCGACTATCGGAAAGACACAGGTCATTTGTCTACCGTTGAGCATGGCATCTATCGCCAGTTGATTGACTGGTATTACTTAGACGAGTCACCAATACCGAAAGAAACCCAAGTGGTTATTCGGCGGTTACGTTTGGGTTCGGAGCATAAGGAGTCTTTGCAAAATGTCTTGCTTGATTTCTTTGTTGAGTGTGAAGATGGCTATCACCACGGGCGCATTGATGTCGAAATAAAAGAGTATCAAGAACAATCCGTCAAAAACAAAATCAACGGAAAGCTAGGCGGTAGACCAAAGAAAACCCAAGTGGTTATTTCTGGGAACCAAGATGAAAGCCAAAAAAACCCTAACCATGAACCATTAACTAATAACCATAAACCAAGTAGTAAAGCAACGCGCGGGTCGCGGTTGCCAACTGACTGGAAACCTAATGCTGAATTAGTAGAGTGGTCAAAAACAGAACGACCAGACCTTGACTTACGCAAAGTCTTTGCTGAGTTCAAAGATTATTGGTCATCAATAGCTGGTAGCAAAGGTGTTCGGCTCGACTGGGATGCCACTTGGCGCAACTGGGTACGCAAGCAAACAGCACCCAAACAATCTTTTGCCCAACAAGCCGCTGATGTGGCTCGGACTACCGTACCGCCACCGCCAAACCAAGATGCCGCGCTCAAGCAAATCATTGCTGACCGTGAGAAGTGTTCACCACCGCCAGCGCATATCCGAGAGATGATGAAAGGTATTTTGGGGGTGAAAAATGCGTAAACGTAGCAAATACAAACCCAAAGGCGTCCGACTGGATGCAATGAACTGGGTGGTGACTGGCATGACCAAGGTATCAGCCAAAGAATCCGAGTACGTCACCATGCACCTGAAAAACATAAGTGCGCTTGACTCCCTTGCCAAAGGCACTGCCAACAAAAAAGAAATGGATATTTGCATCGGCGTCATAAACGTTGCTGAAGCGCTTTGTGAGCTTGGGGTAGGGTCGGAGTACCATCAACTTGTTTTAGACGCTTCTAGCGCCCTTTACGACGTTTGTAAGCGGTCTTTTGAGATAAACGACAGGTTCATTTGTCGCGGTTCGGAACTTTCAGCGATAAAACTGGGTTATGAGGTTCACGATGCCCAAATGGAAACCACCACGATTGGGATGCTGGACAAGGCACTGGATGTGATTGACAAGACCATCCGAGCGCAGAAAGCCAAGGTGATTGCATGAAGGGTGGAAAAAACCCAGCCAAGCGCGTGGATGCCTACCTGTTTGCGAAGACTTGGAAGATGTTTGACATGGGTCGGGAGGTGGACGCCCACCTGCTGGCAGACTCGCTTGAGGTGTCTATGCGTACGTCGTGGCTCTGGCTGAGAACGCTGCACGAAATGCGGTGCATCCATATCGTTGGCTGGAAAAAGGACACTATTGGGCGCGACCAGACACCCATTTATTTGGGTGGGGATGGATTTGACAAGCCGAAATCCAAGAGGACGCCAGAAGACCGCAAGCGCAAGTACCACGAAAAGAAAGCACGTTTGCTGGAGAAAAAAGTTTGTGGAAGTTTTTAGTCGTATTTTTGTTGTTCTGCTTTTTATCTTTTGTAGCGGCGAAGCAAAATGAAAAGCCAGTTTACAAATGCGTCAAATGGCAGCGCAAAGCAGGAGACTACATAAACAACGAAGCTGTGTGTCTTGAGTGGAAAGAAATAGACTGCTCGAAAAGATTACACAAAAACCACTGCAAAACAGGACTATGAAAGGAAACACATGAGCAAAGGTTCAGCACCAAGACCGTTTGACGTAGACCGTCAAGCATTTGAGAATAACTGGGATGCAATATTTGGAAAACGTAAATCTTCAAATAAGGATGACCAACATGACGATGTGGGCAAGAAGGGTGAGAAAGATAAAGCCGTACCCGACGATTCCGACCGAGGTTAAAGACTATTTTTTGGAGCCGAGCGATGTTGATGACATGGCAATTGTGGATGTTGTACTTATTACCGTTACTTTTTGCTTTATTGCTGGGCTTGTTTACGGGCTGTTACTGGGAGCAATCAAATGAC